TTTCGAGTGTAGCTTGAACACCATTATAACCAAAATATCCGGTCGCTGGTCTATCTTCAGTCGGTGCACTCTGAGATGTTAAATGTGTTTTTAATAATCCGAGATTAGTCGCATCATTAAGAGTACATAATACAACATCATAATCAGCGGGAAAAATTGCTGTTAATGCAGTTGCAATACTTGGATCAGTCGCACCATCTACAGGTTGAACAATTGCCAAAGCGGTAGTTTCAACATTATTAGTTTTAGATGAAATTGCGATATTGTTTCCAAGAACTCCAAGATTTCGAGCTGTTAAAGTTACAACAGCACCAGAAACGCCGGAAGTTACTGGCATTAAATGTTCTAAATCGCTGATAGCCGCGTCGATTGCTGTTGCGATATCGTTCACAGCATCGCCATTATTTACAGTTACCTCAACACGAACGTTACCAATCCATATTTCAAAAGATCCACCCGCCGAAGCTATTCCTGAAACTGTGATAGTTCCAACAGCAGCAGCGCCAGCACCATCTGGAATAGGTACTATTGATAATTGTAAGTTTGGATTTGCTTTCAATGCAGCATCGGCCGCAATTGCAGCAACAGAACCTTGTCCAGCTTGCAAAATGGCATCGGCAGAACTAAAAACTTTAACCGGAACATTACTTGTTCCAATTCCAGAACTTGTTTTCTGTCCTAAAATTACCATTGATTTAGCATTTGCAGGCAATCCTTGAGCGGCTAAACTGGCATTATATTCAGTATAGCGTCCTGGTTTCCTAATTGAGCTGGGAATGTTATCAAATTGTATTGTCATAACTTTCTCCTAATTATTAAATTTATTTCGAATTATCTTTTTTAACTGTTGACTTTGTCAGTGGTTTAACAACTGACCTAACTTCAATCAAAGAACCATCGTTTAACTTGCACTGTATGTCGTGATTCAGTTGAACTGGGATTTCTGTTTCTGAAGTCACTCGTTTTCCTTGACACCAGAAATTCAAACCTTTTTTAGCTTTTACTTTCATAATCTATCCTTTATTTATAATGAAATTGCATTTCTATCAGTACAACGAAGCCAGTTTGTTCCATCTGAAAAAGCCTGAACAGCCCCACCAGTATCATCCGTAACATAAATAAATGAACCAGTATACAAAGTCGCGTCTGGCGCATTTGTTACAGTATGGATCGGCATTGGAGTTGGAAGTGTCGCGATAAAATACAATAAATCGTTATAATTCTGAGCACCATCACCAAATTTTATTTTACCAGAATCGGATTCAATCGCAATTTCATACAATTCGAGAACTGGATTTGCAGCTGTCCAACTTGCGAGTGTGTCTGATCTTGGTTTAATTCTTCTTGCTTTACTCATTTATTAACTCCTAACAAATTGATTCGGCAACACCGCCGTATATTTCAGATTCAAATTCTTCAGTTCCGGCAAAACCGCCAAATATATCTTCGCTAAAATCAGCCGTAAAAGCATTACCACCGAATATTTCTGATAAATCTAAAATTTCAGTATCGGCGAGAGTCCCATCTTCTAAGTAATATTTATTTATTATCTCTAATAATTCGCCAGTATCTTCACCAGCAATATCTTTAGTATAATTAAAAGAGCAACTGAAATCTATTTGATACAAAGCATATCCAGCGTCAGAATATTTCTGATCAGTTACATTTGTAAAATTCAAAGGTATTAATGGATCTTGCAATGGTAAATCTAATTTTTCAAGTAACAACGCTTTAACAATCGAATCTATCAATCTGTATACTGTGAATCTTCGTTCTTTTTCTCCAGATAGATCTTGAACTAACAAAATTAAACTGATAGTGGGTCTTTGTTTGAATCCGTGCATCGTTATTTTTTGATGTATTCCGGTATCAATCGCAATATTAATTTTCGGCCGTAATAAAGCTCCAACTTCTCTGTCTACCAATGTATCATAATCAATATCATCGACATCAAGCCCGTTATCGTTTAAATATTCAAGTATTCGTTCACATATTATATCAAGCATTTAATTGTATGTATCCCAAACAGTTGAGCTATATGTTTTACTCGCAGCCGTTTTATTCGTTTTAATTATTTCCGGTTCTGACGCTGTTGGAAAAGGTGATATTTTACCCGTCTGTATTTTATCCAGCATCGCAAGACACCACTTATAATCTTTAGAAATGGTCTCTGGTAACGTTGTTAACAGTTTCCGCTTGTAGAGATTATAAATCGCTAGTTTTGTTGATATATCAACTATTAAATCAGGGATGTCAGCCGAGTCCAATTCAACAGGATAACGACCGCGCAAATATCCGTCAATCATTTTATCCGCAGAATCAATGGCATTATCAGTAACTAATTCGTCGATATCACCCGTTCTATTATCATCAGTAAGTTGTATAATAATTTTCGCTGGTAAATCTTTTTTAATGTTATCTAAATTTGTGTACGGATCAGCCATTTAAAACCCTTTAGTTATAAAAAAGGGGTGTGGCGATTAAACCACGCCCCTTAGGAAACACACCAAAATTTTTAATTAAGTCGCAATTGTATCTTTCCAGAGATATCCAAGATCTAAACCAACAGTTACAATGTCAAGGTCTTCTTGTGTGTCATAGAAATCAGAATGCATTTCATCTTTTCTCCATGTTGAAGACATGCGACCCTGTCCATTAGTTTGAGCGAGTCTATACATATAACCTGCGGAAGCAACTTTTAATCCAGCTCTTTCTGGGGTATAGAATAAAAATCCAGTTCCTTTGTTGTCACTATTATTCCAAACGTCAACAGTAGTCAAACCAGCATCAGGATTGCCAAGTGCTTCTTCATTTGTAGCTTTTAAAGCAGTTCCAACAATAACTTCTTTAACTTGCGCAAGTGTTGCGAGAGTATCGAGAGTCATAAAAGGATTGCTTTTATCAATTTTTGTAGGACTAGTCAAAGCCAGTAAAGCCGGAGCTTGTGCAAGTTTTGACCATGTAGTATAATCGAGCAATAGTCTGTTTGGTAGTAAACCAGTCGCCGCTCTTATTGCATCACGTCCAGTTTTCATATCAGCAAGAAACGTGTCACTTCCAGCAGTAGCATGGCCCCAACCAGCAGCAGCATCTTCACCGCCAACATTACCATCGGCCCATGTTCCAGCATGAATAGCCGCAGAAACGCGAACTTCTTTTTTGAGATCAAGTTTATTAGCAATTAATTCTAATGCATCAATGTCAGGCTGAATTGGAATTGACTGTGCTTCCTTAGCATCAGCACGATCTTCATCAGGAACTTTTGCAGCCGCTGCATAATTTACAGGGGTAATATTAGAAAGTGAAACTCTGAAATCAACTAATCTAGCAGCCGCTCCACGTCCACGAACTTCAGCCTCGTCACGAAACCAAGGTCCTTTATTATATTTTACTACCTGAGATTTTCTTGTCAAACCGTCGATAGTAGGGAAAATTCTTTCTGCAATATATTCAATATTAGAATATTTTTGACTTACATTTTGCAGTACTCCCCGTGTTACTATATTATTTGAAGATAAAGCCATTTTGTAACTCCTTTATAATTAGGATGGGAATACTATCCCGCTGACGGAAATACTATTCCACCGTGAATAATTTCAATTACTGCCAGATCCTGATCAGTACCAACTGGAAAAACAACGATTCCACAAGGAAACTGAGTTGCAACTGCAACCTGGGCTTCGCCATCTGTAGATGGACCAACAACAACTTCGGTTGCAAGTGCAGCGGATGCCACTATTTTTGATTCGCCAGCAACTTTTACGAGTGCTTCTTCACCAACATCAGGGGCGTTCTGTAAAATGCCATAAACTTTTTCAGTGATTGCGTCAGTTAACTCAACAGCTAATCCAGTGGACGTTAAAGTCACACAATGATACTGAGCGGCTGTTAAATCTTCATTAGCAACTTTGGAAACAATATCGGAATTTCTAATAGTAGCCATTATTATTCTCCTTCATTTAATTCTGGGTTGTCTTTAAGAACCTGTAATAGTGCAGCTGAATATCCAACATCTTTATTTTCTTTTTGATATGCTGCAACTGCTTTTTCAAGAGCTTCATCACCAGATTTCTGATGATCGTCGCTATTATCAGCGATCTGTTTTCCATCAAGATCAACTTTTTTAGCTGAATTTTCAAGAATCTTTTTCTGAACGTCTACAAGTGGGGTGTCTTTTTTGCTATCACTCCATGAAATTTTGTCAGCAACATGAAGAGCTTCAAGCGCTTCCATTGTCTGATCAACTTCAACAGGTAAAACTTTGCCATCAGAAACGAGAGTATCAACGAACTTTTTAAGTTCAGCTGTTACAGCTTCAGATTCTTTGTTGTCAGCGTCAGTTTTGAGCGCTTTGTTTTCAGTTTCAAGAGTATCGAAACTTTCCTGTAGCTTTTTATTATCAGCTACTAGGGTTTTATTGGAGGTTTCTAAACCTTCAATTTTATCTGTATATTCTTTATTATTATCAGCCATTAATTCTGACTCCTTTTCGTTAGGTTTAAGAATATTTTCTATTTTATCAGTTAATTTTTCTATTAAAGTTTTTTCGTCTGGTTTGTCGGCGTTTTTATATTTATTGAGAACGTGTTCTGGAATCTCAGCATAGTTGTAAGCCGAGAGGTCGTGAAAGTTTGAAATTTCAACATCTTCTTCAATAACAGTAGCTAAACCAAAACTAGCAGCTTCTTCAGCTGTCATATAAGTAGTACTGTTCATCATGTCGTTTAATTTTTCAGAAGATTCTGTTGAGTGACGTTTGTATGCTGTTATTCCTTGAGATTGTAATTTGTCCAAAACTTCGACCATTTCCCTATGATCATCAGCATTACCACCATTAAATATAAGAGGTTTGTGAATCATCATCATTGTATTGCTGTACATTCTAGGTTTTTTAGTGCTTGCCATAGCAACAACAGAATGCATAGATGCAGCCATTCCGGTAATTTTTATATCAATGTTTTTTGGGTGCGCTTTCAAAGCGTTGAATATTGCAAAACCATCTCGAACCGATCCACCTGGTCCATTTATATCAACATTAACATCCTTATCCTTGTTTTTATTCAGCAATTCGACAAAGTCTTTTGACTGAGTACCCCAAAAACCGATTTCGTCATGGAGTAATATATCCAATTCGTTCTTAGTCTTATTTACAAAACTTTTCCAACATGGGTCTTTTTTACTTTTATCGGGCATATTTTACTCCTTAGGGTAAATATACATAAAATTTTTCAAATACCAACTATTTTATTTTTTTATTTTTTAATACATACGATTAAACAACGCTTGAGCTTTGATATTTTCGCACTTTTCAAAGAAGCGTTTTGTTTCCATAGCCATGCCACAGGTGAAGTGTTGTGCTACTTTTACCCAGAAAAACAAAACTTTCTTCTGAACTATCCAAGATGGTTTTTCGTGAGTTGTCAGCTTTAAATTTTTCACTCTATACATAACTTTCTCCTATTTTCTCACGTGTTTCTTAAAAACCTTATTAATTTTCTTGAGATCTACTGATTGAACCACCACCGACGGGCGCGCTACTAGATTTATTTCAGGTCTACCAAAGTTTTGAGCTGCATTATATTTAATTCCTTTTGTTCCAACTTTTACACCATCACCCAATGCAGTATAATAAAATGATTTCTGGAATCTACCTGATTTTTTAAGGATTCGCCAAGCTACTGATTTTTTCCGAGGTCTCCATTTTGTCGAACCACCTTTAATAGATCCAGGTGTTGAGTATCGACCACCGACATCGAAGTTTGATTGCATTGATTGTTTTAATATTTCGCCTGCTTGGTTCCAGGGTAGATCCTCAGAACGAGATTCGACGCGTTTTAATTTCGCGAGAGCTTGCGTTATGTCGATTTTTATTGTTGGGATCAAGAAACAGCCTTTGTTTGTTCGTATAATTCAAATTGTCTTTTGCATTCATTAGCTTCTTTTACTGATATATATAGTAGTGTTTATATCTTTTGCAACTTTTGTGGGTAGAGTATGCAACTTTTGTGGGTAGAGAGTGCAACTTTTGTGGG